ACCTATGCACGACCAACACAGGAGCAATTAAATGGGAGTTAAACTCGCAGCGGCAAGCGGTGGAAGCATCGAACTTGTCCCAACAAACACAGCAAGCACCTTTACGGTGACTGTTCCTGCGGTGACGGGAACTATGCTGACAACGGCTTCGGCTGGTACTGTTTTGCAAGTGGTTAATGCTACTTATGCAACTTATGGGTCAACTACATCAACATCGTATGCTGACACAGGATTAACTGCATCGATTACACCAACAAGTTCATCTAACAAGATTTTGGTTATTGTCTCATTAAGTGGTGTAGGTAAAAGCGGATTTAATACAGGCCCTAAATATCAATTAGTTAGGGGTGCTACTGCAATACTTGGTATTGATAATGGAGCGGGGTTTACTAATTCAACTGCATTTAGTATTTGTTCTGCTACAGCAAATTATTTAGATAGTCCAGCAACTACATCCGCTACTACATACAAAGTGCAATATGGCATTGATGTTTCAGGTGGGACGGCTTACATAAACTATAGTTTAAATAATGTTACTACTTCAACAATTACCCTCATGGAGATAGCAGCATGAATAAGCACCAAGCAATTTACGCTGTTGTTCCTACGGCTGTTGTTATCCGTGGCGATGAAGCCTTTGACGCTGCTGGCAACCCTGTCCAATACAGCGAGGCTGCTGTGCAAGCCTACATAGATGCCAACGCATATAAAGACAAACGTGCAGCGGCATACCCATCAATTGCAGACCAACTTGACCTACTGTACCACGGTGGCATGGACACTTGGAAGGCAGCAATCACAGCGGTAAAAGAGGAGTTTCCAAAATGACCACATCAATATCTGGAACTGGCGGTGTTACGTTTCCTGATGCTTCTGTACAAGCAAGTTCCCAAGTTGGAATGAAAAACCGGATTATTGATGGTGGGTTTATTATTAACCAGCGTGGTTATACATCCGGCACATCTTTGGCATCAGGTACTTATGGGCATGACCGCTGGAAGGGTGGAGCATCCGCAGGTACTTACACATTTACCCAAGGCGCATTAGGTGTAAACACAACCATTACCATCACGGCAGGAAGCATCATTCAAGTGGTTGAGGGCTGTAACCTACCTGAAGGCGGTACTTATGTGCTGTCTTGGACAGGCACTGCACAAGGGCGTTTGAATGGCGGCACTTATGGTTCTAGTGGAACTGTAACGGTTACAGGTTGGGTTGCTGGCACTAATTTAAACGTGGAATTCAATACAGGCACTTGCGGAAATGTTCAGCTTGAAAAAGGCAGCACAGCCACATCGTTTGACTATCGGCCTTATGGGACGGAGTTGATGTTGTGTCAGCGGTATTATGAAAAGTCGGATTTTCTAAACATCTGGTCTGGTTATGTAATAAATGGTAGTGCATTTTTTTCTAATGTTTTTTATAAAGTAACAAAAAGAACGGCAGGTACGATTACACCTACAGCAGCTACAACATTAAATTTCGGAGGTTCAGCAGCAACAAATGGCTCAGGTGTTGATGGAGTAGAGATTTATATGATTGCTAACAATACAGCATACGGATATTTTCAATTTAGTTGGGTAGTTTCTTCGGAGTTATAAAATGTATAAATTACTATTAAACCCTCTTACTGGCAATCCCAATGACATTGTTAAGCGTATTGCTGACAATGCTTTTATTCCATTTGCTGAAGGCAACACAGACTACCAAGCCTATCTAGCTTGGCTTGCTGAAGGCAACACACCACTACCTGCGGACGAGAGTTCGCCTTCGGCTCCTGAGGTCTCCCCATGACAGCAGATGAACGTTCAGAACTAATAGCAGACCTAACAGCAGCCTTAAAGAACTCAGCCCACCTCTCTGATGAAGAACAGCAATGGGTGAGACTAGCCATTAAGAAAGAAGCTCAGAGCATTAAGCTAAGAGAAGCCATCATTGAGAAATCACTTGTTGGTTTAGTATGGATGGGGCTGGTAGGTATACTGTATATACTAAAAGAGTTTTTATTCGCACACGGAATTAAATAAAGGAAACATATGAAAGCAATGCCCATGCGTGGTCAACGTACCGCTACAAACAACAAACGTAAGAAACCAGCTCCTGCTCCAAAGCCTGTAGCACCTAAGAAGAAATACTAATGGCACTCCCAACTTTCCTATCACTAGTGAATGATGTTCTTGTTCGCTTGCGTGAGCCAGAAGTTACCACTGTCAACGAGAATGTTCTGTCCAAGCTGGTCGGTAAGTTTGTAAACGATGCTAAACGACAAGTTGAAGACAGCTATGATTGGAACGCTCTCACAACAACGCTGACAGCTAACACCTCTGATGGCATCTTCAACTACGCCCTCGTAGGTACAGGGTCTCGCTTTAAAGTTATTGAGATTTATAACAATACAAATCGCTATCACTTAGAAAGCCGTGACGCTATTAGCATGACTCAGAGCTTCTTAAGCTCTCCAAACCCTCAAAAGGGTGCTCCTAACTATTTCAACTTTAACGGTGTAGATAGTAACGGAGACACACAGGTTGATTTGTTCCCTATTCCTGACGGTGTATATCAAATCTTCTTTAACATCTATCAGCCACAGAATGAGCTGACAACTGACGCAGCTACAATGATTGTTCCTAAAGAACCTGTCATTCTGTTAGCCCTTGCTCGGTCGTTAGTGGAACGTGGTGAAGACGGTGGCTTAACCAATAGCGAAGCATACGGAATGTTTAAGAGTGCATTGGCAGACTACATTGCAATTGAGAACAGTCGTTATAACGAGCTAGACAGCTGGAATTGGGCATGACACAGCAAATACAAACTTATAGCATTACAGCTCCCGGCTTCTTTGGACTAAACACACAAGACAGCAGCTTAGACCTAGCTTCTGGTTTTGCTCTTGTTGCTAATAATGCAGTGATTGATAAGTTTGGTCGTATTGGTGCTCGTAAGGGCTGGTCTCCCCAGAACACAGCTTCAGGGGCTTTAGGCACAGCTGTTATTCGGACAATTTCTGAACACATTGACGATGCTGGTGTTTCTTATACACTAGCCTTCGGTAATAACAAGCTGTTTAAACTTGATGCTGGTGCTCTTGTAGAAATGACCTATGGAGGCGGTGGTACGGCTCCAACCATTACAGGAGACAATTGGAGCGTGTGTCATCTAGGAGGAGCAGCATACGCCTTCCAACGAGGACATGACCCATTAGTCTTTGATTCTGCATTCTCAACCACAACCTATCGCCGTATTAGCGAAGTTTCAGGGTATAATGGGGCAGTACAGCAAGCCAACTTCGCTATAGCTGCTTTTGGTCGTGTATGGAATGTAGACACAAACACAGATAAGAGCCTTATTCAGTGGAGCGATGTCGTACACCCTGAGAAATATGCAACAGGAAGTGCTGGAACATTAGATACAACAACTGTGTGGCCTAACGGTAATGACACGGTGGTAGCTCTTGCTACGCACAATGACTTCTTATTCATTCTAGGCACTGAGAATATATTAGTATATTCAGGAGCTTCTAATCCATCAACAATGGTGCTGTCTGATACAGTTACAGGCATTGGCTGTATTGCTAGGGATAGTGTCCAGAATACAGGTACTGATGTCATCTTCTTGTCTAAAACAGGTGTACGAAGCATTCTCCGAACCATACAGGAAAAGAGTGCTCCATTTAGAGACCTCAGCAAGAATGTCCGTGACGATTTGATGCGAGCTTTAGATGGTGCTGATTTAAGCCTCGTAAAGAGCGTATACAGCCCCTTAGAGAGCTTTTATCTGCTGTCTGTACCCTCCCTAAGCATTGTCTATTGTTTCGACCTAAAACAGAGCTTACAGGACGGTAGCGCACGGGTTACAACATGGGACTCAATGACTCCTGCTTGTTTCTGTAGTCGTAGGGACGGAAGTCTCTTAATCGGTAAGGCTGGCTTTATTGGTAAGTACACAGGCTACTTCGACAACACAACTAGTTATCGGTTTCAATACTTTACTAACCACACCGACCTTGGTGCTCCTTCTGTAACTACCATTCTGAAGAAACTATCGACAGTGGTTATTGGCGGTAGCGACCAGTTTGTGACAATTAAATGGGGCTACGATTTCACAGGTAATTATTACGCACAGAACGTAAAGATTGCTTCTCAGCAAGTTTATAACTATGGAGTAGCTGAATACAACATTGCTGAATATTCTGACGGTGTAGCTCTACAAACTCTTGTAGCCTACCCAACAGGAGGAGGCAAGGTAGTTCAAACAGGGTATGAGGCTGACATCCAAGGAAGCCCCCTGAGTATACAGAAGATTGAGATACACGCCAAAAATGGCAAGATTGTTTAATGTCTTTATTTCTAAAACTTGTCGAGCAAGGTAAACAATGCAATGCTTGTTTGCAACATCTTTCTTTATCTGAGTTTTCTAAAAACTTAGCTTCTAAAGACGGTCTTCAGTATAAATGCCGTTCATGCGATATTGCATATCAAAAAGTACGGAGAGAAGCAAATAAAGATACTGTGTTAAATTACAGCAGGGCATATCAAAAGAATAAGCGTAAAAACTTTGAATATAGATTGCAGATGCTTTTAAATGCTTCTAAACAACGTGCAAAACTTAAAGACAGGGAACATTCTATAACTCTTGACGATATTAAAGAGCTATATCCAGTAGACGGAAAATGTCCTGTTTTTGGTTTTGATTTAGAATTTAATACCGCAGGATTTAGAGAAACAAGTCCAAGTATCGATAGGATTGATTCAGATAGAGGCTATACAAAAGATAACATACAAATTATCTCTTGGAAAGCAAATAGATTAAAAGCATACGCTACTGTTGAAGATTTAGAAATCTTAGTAGCTTTCTTAAAACAAGGAGAATAAGATTGACAAATTACACAAAGAGCACTAATTTTGCATCTAAGGACAGTTTAGCCACTGGCAATGCCCTAAAGATTGTCAAAGGCACTGAGATTGATGCAGAGTTTAATAACATTGCAACGGCTGTAGCTACAAAGGCTGATAGCTTGTCTCCCACCTTTACAGGTACTCCTGCTGCTCCTACAGCTGCTGTAGGTACAAACACAACACAACTAGCGACAACAGCTTTTGTTATTGCTAGCGTTGCTCCGGCAGGAACCGTTATGATGTGGGCCTTAGGAACAGCTCCTACAGGCTTCTTGATGGCTAACGGGTCAGCTGTTAGTCGTTCAACATATGCAGCTCTATATGCTACTATTGGAAATACGTTTGGAGCTGGTGATGGAAGTACAACCTTCAACCTACCAAACTTTGTCAATAGGTCTCCTATTGGTGCAGGTAACTTATACAATGCAAATAGTCAATTAGGCTCTAAAGATGCTGTAGTAGTCTCACATACTCACACAGCCTCTGATTCAGGCCATTCGCACACCTACGTTAACACAGGTTCTCGCCTAATTAACCAAGGCGGAGGAGACCTAGCCTCTGTAGCCACTCCGGGCAGCACAGTATCTACAGGGGCAGCATCCGCTGTGGTTTCTATCTCCACAGTAGGCTCATCAGGCACAGATGCAAACCTACACCCTTCTCTTGGCATCTACTTCATCATTAAAACTTAAGCGCAAGGACATATAAATGTTACCATTACTTTTAGGAGCAGGTGCTAGTCTTCTTGGCGGTTATCTGCAAGGGGAAAGCAACAAGAGCGCAGCTAACACACAAGCTAACGCACAGCTAGAGGCTGCCCGTATAGCAGCAGATGCCCAACGCTTTCGACCTGTAGGGGTTACAACAGCCTTTGGTAAGAGCAACTTCGGTACAGATGCTCAAGGGAATTTAACCTCAGCAGGTTACACCCTTAGTCCTGAACTAGCAGCACAGCGAGATGCTTTCTTAGCACAAGCTGGTGGGTCTGGCATGGACATGATTCAGCAGGGGCAGCAAGCAGGTCAAGGACTATTTAACCTTGGTCAAGGCTATCTAGCCACCTCTCCAGAGCAAGCAGCTCAGAGATATATGCAGAATCAACAAGCCTTGCTTGCTCCTAGCAACGACATGGCATATGCACGGCTACAGCAGAACTTACAGAATACAGGCCGTGGAGGTTTATCCATTGCTCAGGGTGGTATGCTTGGAGCAGCTAACCCAGAGGCTCAAGCCTATTATAACGCCTTGGCACAGCAGAACCTTGGTCTTGCAGCAAACGCACAGGCAGAAGGACGTGCAGCTACTCAGTTTGGACAAGGACTGTTAGGTGCTGGTATCGACTTAACCTCTCAAGCATATAACCCCTATAAGACACAGTTTGGCTTGGCTCAGAGCCTTGAAACAGCTGGTCAAGGAGCTTTGGACATTGGTAGTGCCTTGGGTGGTCGTGCTGCTCAGGCAGGGGCTAATGTTGGTCAGACATTATATTCAGGTGGAACAGCGGCAGCAGCTTCAATGGCAGCAGCTAATAAGGCTAACCCTTGGGCAGATGCCATCTCAGGTGCAGCAGGGAATAAACAGCTAATGTCAGGTGTTAAGAACCTGTTTGGCGGAGGGAGTACTGGTACTTTTACAGCTGACCCCGGTGCTTATGCATTTGGCACAAACTATTGGGACTAAGGAATAAATATGACTGATATTGTAAAAGGACTATTCGGATATACCCCAGAAGAACTAACACAGCAACGAGCAGACCAGCTTAATACACAAGCTAGTGCCTTTGCTCAGATGTCTCCAGAGGCTAGAGCTTCTTATTCCCTCTATCGTGGTGGAAACCAGCTTGCAGGAGCTGTTGGTGGTATGCTTGGTGGGCAAGACCCTCAGATGAAGAAGTCTGCTGACTTACAGGGCATCCTACAAGGCGGTGACTATAACACGGTTGAAGGTGCAACAGCTATGGCTAAACAAGCAGCAGCTCTTGGCTATGGCGCTGAAGCACAGCAGATGTATGCTAAAGCAGCTGAATTGCAGAAAGCAGCATCAGAAGCGAAACTCAAAGAAGCACAGGCTGGCTACTACACCAACAGAGGTGAAGCAGCTATGAAGAAGGCTAAAGAAGGCGGTGCAGGTGGTATTGGTAAGGTTAATCCCGGTTTATATACAGCAGAAAGCGTACAAGCCTACGCTGATTCTATAGACTCAGGAACACCTGATTATTCACTATTAGTTCCTCGTAACCCTATTGCTAAAGCACAGGCACTATCTCCAGCAGGTAAGCAAGCAAGTGAAGAAGGTCTTGCTCCCGGCTCTCCTGAGTTTATTGCTCGTATTAAAGTAATTAACGAAGCTAAAGGAGACAAGCCTCTTGCTCCTGCTCTTGTCAAAGATGCAGCAGATACAGCACAAAAGATAGCCTCTTTACAGGCTTCAGGTGCTAAACTTGATGTGCTTATACCAACTATTCAACAGATGGATTTAGGTCTTGTATCTAATTTCTTCCGTAGCGGAGCAGCTGCTCTTGGTATTAATACAGAAGACAGAAATAAGTTTGATGCGCTTAAGCGTACAGTGTTGGGTGAAGCTAATAAACTTTTGTTACTGGCTAAAGGAACTCAAACTGAAGGCGATGCACAACGTGCTTATGACCAGATTGTTTCTTCTGATACATGGAAAAATGCAGATGCTCTAACATATGCTTTAACAGACTTACAGAATACACATAAAGCTGCTATTACTGAGCTGCAAGCACGACAAAGTGTTGTTACGCAAGGAAACAAACCAGCAAGTCAGCTTAAAACTACTCCAGCACCTGCTGCTCAACCAGCAGCTACAAAGGACTACGCAGCAGCTTTTGAANGAGCTAAAGCAGCAAATCCAGCATGGAGAGGATTCACTCTTGAACAGTTTATAGCCAAAGCTAAAGCAGACGCAGCTAAAGCTAAGGGTCAATAAAGGAAATACATGGCTACTACATACTCAACAAGAGAACAAGCTCTTGCTGGCTTAACAAAGCAAAAAGACGAAGCTCGTATTGCCTTGAATAAAGCCATTAAAGAAAAGGGCCTTACTGATAGTCGTGATATTATTAAACTTCCTGAATTTAAAAAGATGGAAGAAATAGATATACAGCTACGTGGTGTAGGGACATTAGGTGAAATTGGTACAGGACTAATGAGCACTGTTATCGGAGGACTTACAGGAATTCCTGACCTAGTGTCTCCAGCTCTTAACTTTGCAAAGAACAGGTTGTTCTCTACAGGTTCCCAGTATCCAGACATTCCACAGCTATACCCTAAAGCTATGGCAGCAGCGGGTGTTCCTTCAGAGCCTACCTCTAAACAAGCTGCACCAGCCTTCTATGGCCCTGATGTGGCATTGGGTGCTTATGGTATTGCTTCGTTGTTAAAGAGTGGTTTTCAAGGTGCTAAGAGCTTTTTAAAAGACCGTAAACTAAAAGCATTTGAAGCCACATTACCACCTGATGAAGCTAATTTTTTCAGAGAGTTTATGCTAAAAGGTCAGGGAAGTTCTGACCCTCGGATAGCTGCTATTTTACAGAAACTTGCTGGAAACCCTGAGTTTGCTGAGACATTCTCTGTATTACAAGCAGGAGCAGCTAAAGCAGCAACAGCTGGTATGGCTCCACGACCAAGCAGATTGTCTCCAGAAGAAGCTACTAAAGGGCTTATTACAGGGGTACAGGATAAACTAGCTGCTCTTAAAAAGGCACGAGCTGATGCAGGTGAAGCAGCTTTCTCTAAAATTGCTCAAAGAGAACTTGAACTAGGAGGAGACAGGGGAATTGTAGACACTACAAATACATTGAAACAAGTAAGAGAATTAAAAGCAAGGTTTGCTGATGGTCTAACTGAAAGCTCTAAGAAAGCTGTAAATTTCTTACAGACTATTGAAGATACTCTCACATCTAATAACAAACTTACAGTACAGCAGACACAATCTATTTTACATGAGTTTGGAGTTCGAGCAGCAAAGGGTGAGAGTCTTGTAAATGACCTAGCTATCTCTGACCAGAAAGTCATTGCAGCTACTATCTTTGGTGGGATGAAAGATGACCTAAGAGCATCAGCAGCCTTAACTAAGGATGTTAATGACCAAAAGTCTATTGGTAATTTAATTAGTGCTCGGAAGCAAATTAAAGATGCTTCAGAAGCATATACAACTGCTATTTCACAGGGTATGCCTTCATTCCTTCAGAATAAGTCACTTGCTGAAATTTCACCAGAAGAATTGAGTAAAGTATATTCGTCTCTAACACCAACTCAACAGAATGTTTTTAGAAGCTATGTCGGAGATACAAAGAAAGAAGCATTACAGTTTTTAGATAGAAATACGTATACTTCCTTTATTGAAAAAGCAACTAAACAACTACCAGACGGAACTCGTGGTGTAGATTTAGGAGAAATGGCAAAGAACTGGGCTACATTGAGTCCTTCTGATAAGAACGCACTGGCTGCTGCTTTAGGGCAAAATGTCAATGAGTTTAGTTCACGAATGAAAGATGCTCTTATTTTTAGTCGTAGAATGAGTGTAAGTCAACCTGTAGCAGAATCAGTAGCAGGTATTGAAACAGTTGGTAAAGACCTTGCTAGGGCAGGTGGTGTTGCAGCTGGTTATTCTGTGTATCAGGGTATTCAACTGACTAAAGATGCTATTAAGGCATTAGCTAAAACAGGACTTAGTGAAGAAGAAACACTACGTATTCTTTTGACACCTGAAGGAGCTTCTTTCCTGAAGAATGCAGCTATGTCTCCAGCTTCTACAAAAACATTAGAAGCTCTAACAGCAGTTAAGGCAGTTGATGTTCCGGCAGCATGGAAAGGGTTTCCTTTACAAGCAGCAGCAGTAGGAATGGCTACTAAAGGGCCAGAACCTGGCCCTCCAGTGCCTGAGATTCCTGAAGGAACCTTCCCTGAAATTCCAGCAGGTACTTTTGAGACTACACCAGCAGAAGCAGCTCCACCAGCAGACGGTATGCCTGAGATTCCGGAAGGAGTGTTTGGTGCTCCTGTTAGTAAGTTTGCATCAACTCCTTCTGAAAAGGACAGGGCTTTCATTCTAAACAGTGAGCTTCAAAAGGCTAATGCTCGTCTACAGGCTGCAACAACTCCTGAAGAACAAGCACGAGCACAGGGAGACATTGATGCTTTGAATAGAGAAATTGGGGGATTGAAATGAACTTTGGTACTAAAAGCGAGGCTTTCTTAGCCTGTGTGCATGAAGACCTACAGAAGGTGATGCACAAGGCCATAGAAGCCCCTCCTTACGACTTCAGCATTACAGACGGGCTACGCACCCTAGAACGCCAGAAAGAGCTTGTAGCGGCTGGAAAGAGCAAGACCATGAACAGCAGACATTTAACAGGGAAGGCTGTGGATGTCTGTGTGCTCATTGATGGGAAGGCTTCATGGGAGTTTCACAAGTATGAGGAGCTTGCACAGCACATTCTTGGTGTAGCTAAGGAGCTTGGTGTTGACCTAGAGTGGGGAGGACTATTTCCCGGCTTTAAGGACGGGCCTCATTTCCAGCTCTCTAAGGCTAAATACGGGTGATAGTTCCTGTCTCAGCAGAAGCTCCTTGGCCTCATACACAGCAGCAGCTAGTGTTGATATGTCGAAAAATAGAACCTAAATCGACATATGGGGCTAATGAGTTTATAAAGGACGGGAAAATATGTCAGTGGACTATTATAGTAAAGAAAACATAAGGCATATATGATAGACCCAATAACCGCTTTTGCTGTAGCACAGGGGGCTATAAAAGGGATACAAGCTGCTATAAAGATGGGGAAGGACATTCAAGGCATAACGCATGACGTTATGAAGTTCTTTGATGCTAAGGACGCTGTGGCTAAGGAGGCCATTAAAGACCCCAAGAAGAAGTACTCCTCCGACACTAGTCAAGCCATGAGCACAGTGATGCAGCTCCATGAGCTTAACAAGGCTGAGGAGGAGCTTAAATGGCACTTCATCCACCAAGGCCATAGTGCCTTATGGACGCAGATAGTGCTAGAGCGTAACAGCATTGTCCAAAGACGCAGGACACAGGAGATATTAGACGCTAGAGCAGCAGCTAATAGGAAGAAAGAGATAGATGAGGCAATAACAATAGGTCTTTGTATCCTTGTTGCTGCCGCTATATTCACCCTAGTTGGTTGGGGCATACTAGAAATGAAAGGACATTAATGTTTGATATTACAGGACTTTTGGCTGTTGGTGGCAAGCTCATCGACAAGCTCATTCCAGACCCAGAAGCTAAGGCTAAGGCACAGCTAGACCTAGCCGTTCTTGCCCAAAGTGGTGAGCTGGCTAAGATGGCTAACGAAACCGACCTCTACAAGACCGAACAGGCAGGGGTGTCTGAGCGTTGGGACGCTGACATGGCTTCTGACAGCTGGTTGTCTAAGAACATACGACCTATGGCTCTTGTAGCCATCTTCGTGGGCTACTTCCTCTTTGCCATGATGTCTGCCTTTGGCTATAACGCCCAAGCAAGCTATGTTGAGCTTCTAGGCCAATGGGGGATGCTGGTGATGTCTGCCTATTTCGGTGGTCGTACCTTAGAGAAAATCATGGAGATTCGTAGCAAAAACTAGCCTACGCTGTTTGCGTATAGAAAACAATAGTTTCCTCCTAAGAAACAACAAAGCCGCTAAAGGGAAATCCCCTCTAGCGGCTTTTTGCTGTTTGCGAATAGCAAATGTTATGCCTGTTTCTCTTTCAACGGAATACCTCCGTCATCTCCGTCTAGGTATATTTCAATACGAAAGACACCTAATGAAATAGTGATGGTGGCTGAGGCAGCTCCGTCAGGAGGGATGTTGCCATCATCGTCCATCTCATAGGCAACTCCGCTTTCAATGCCAAACACTAGGCCAGAAATCCAATCTACGTCAATTTGCATTTATTTTCTCCTTTTCCTCTGTCCAAAGAACAGCATATATGTGTATCAATTCCGCTGCTTCTACATAGCGGTCTAAAGAAGCGTTTACAAAAGTTTTAAAGGTTTGTCTGTCAATATGTTCTTCATCGAGAAGTTCAAACATATATGAAAGGCTGTAGGGGCCGTAAGAAAGATAGTCCAAAGCCCTTTCAACTTCCTTGTTTGTTTTGATGTCTCTCTTGTTTAACATTCCCTTCAGTTCGTTGAGAAAGAAAGAAGCAACCATTTGAGGTTTTGTTTTCTTTACTCTTTCTTCTTTCACTTCTTGCTCCCGTTAAACTGATGTAAGAAGACACCAAAACAATCAACAAACACCTCATCATGTTCATTACGACCCATAGTGAACATAATCGCATGAACAAGCTCATGGAAGAAGGTTTGCTCTGCATAGGTTTTATGCAGCCCTTCTTTGATATAAATAGTATAGGTAGACGAATCGCACCTCCCCAAGTCGGTCATTTCAGGAACTATTTTAACAGTCCATTCACTTCCAGCCAATGAGAAGGTGCTTGGTATTGCTGGTTTAGCAGCAGCCATTAGACACCACAGGAACCGCCCTTGCCAGTGATTTCGCACACATCAACTTCTTCATATACAACATCCTTATGCTTCAGGGCTTCCTCGTAAGGCACAGAGGTCAGAGGCTGACCACCACGGCTTCCATCAGGATAGCAGGTAAAACCACGCAAACGAGGGGCATACTTTGCAAGCACACTAGTGAACTTGTCCACTTCTCCCTCATTGTTAAACTTAGTTCCCCAAGATGGGAGGTTGATAGTCGAGGAGATTGACATATCAACGTAGTCTTGGATGTCAGCTTGGAATTTGATTCGTTTTTCATAGTTTTCACTTAGGTCAATAGCACTTTCAATCTTGCTTGGGTCAACTCCATACTGGTCAATAAGCGTTTGAGCTGTTCCGTCAATGACATACTGATACTTCCACTTTGTTCCTTCTGTGAGAAACCTTCGTTTATATGCCACAGCAAAGAGTGGTTCGATTCCTGTAGTAGTACCTGCAAGAATGCCAATGCTGCCTGTAGGCGCAATAGCTCTGTAAGCTGCTGGTCGACTAATGAAGAATCGGTCACAATGTTCGTCTGCTGCTCGTTTGCTTTCATCTCGGTATACCTCTAACCATTTACGAAGCTCAGGGGTCACTTCGTATGAATATCGTTTCTTAAGGAGCCATTCGTGGATTCCCATAAGTCCAAGTCCAAGTCGTCTATTTTTCTCACGAACTGTATATACTTTTTGGTAGGGTAAATCAGCCCGGAGTGTACCACAGACCAAGAACTTAGAGGCAAGTTCCACAACGTGCTTGAACTCCTCCAAATTCTTGATGTTGCCCATATTAATTGACCCCAAATTGCAAACGTCACTATCGTCTTCTGACGTAACCTCAGTGCAAGCGTTTCTAAGCGTTTCATTCTGCTTATCCCCAAAGTTAAAGCTAAAGCCCGGTTCTGCTGTCTCCATAGCTTGTCGTACATTCTGCTTAAACACAGCATTGTTCTCAAGACCACCTACTAACGAGGCATCATCATAATTCACTGAAATGTTAGTCATGTCCAAGGGGGCAGAAGCATTAAAATCTTTTAGCTTCATGGCCTTGATGTCTTCATTCCAGTTCTTCATGGTCAGAAACTTCTGAATGTCATCATGCTGCCAATTAAGACTAGCATAGATAGCAGACCTACGGCTTCCTCCCTGCATTACATTACGTCCAATCTCATTGATAGCGTTCATCAATGGAATAGGGCCGCTGGCAGTGCCTCCTGTACGGCTCAGAGCCTTCCCTGAAGGGCGTAGGCGGCTGTAGTCAATACCAATGCCTCCACCTGTCATTAAACAGCTCATTGCTCGCCATGTAACGTTGCTCCACTCCTCTCGTGTGTCTTCTTCAGCACGAAGCAGGAAACAGTTGTTATATGCCTTGAACGGACGACCTGCGTAGTACAGGTAACGGCCTCCGGGCAGAAACTTCATTTCCTTGATATATTGTGTCAGATGTTTACGGTCAGTTTCTGACATAAGAGTGGACATTGTACCTTCACGGCTTCCACATACGTCTTCAACTAAACGCTCTGACAACTTAGCCCATGTGTCTCCCGGCCCTTGGGCATACTTGAAACGAAACACATTCTCTGCAAAACTATTACGAAATTCGGTCATTCAACTTCCTTTAAAAACTTGTCCATATTATCTTCTATAATCTCCGCAAATGCGGTGATTAAGTCCTTGCTAGAAACATTCAACAGCTCCAGCAAGGACACCTCATCAAGCCTTTCTAGCTTCTCTTTCAGTTCTTCAAGCAACACTGTCATCTTCTTCGTCTTCATCAAAAGCCAACAGGAACAGCAAGCAACACACAGCGTGTGCTAAATGGCTCTTATGGCTTTCAGCATCAAATTGCTCTCCTTGTCGCCATGCCCAAATGTGACGCATAGCAGCATTAAAATAGCGAGTGTCAGGGTCATCAACGTGCTGCCAATTGTCAGGGCTGTATTTGTTAGCTCCATAGGTGAGCACCTCTACAACTTCTTCCATTGGCCCCGGAGGAACTAACGACCACATAGGCTTGTTTCGGTCAAACTTAACACCTAATGTTGGCTTCTCAATCTCTTGAGTAAAACTACTCATAGGCTGCTCCAATATGCTACGGATATAGTCTCGTGATTTTTCATAATAGTCTTCATCAAAGTAAGGCACTCCTAGTTTAGAGCAGCTCTCTTTATATTCGTTTTTAGTCATTAATAAGCTCCACTTCGGTTAATTGTCTATTTGTAAATGTAAGTTTAAGATTATGGTATCCATATTTTTCCCTATCATACATCCAGTTGTCATCTTTTGGATATGTGCATGAAGCATAGAGAATTTCAATACTGTCTTTATATTCTTCTTCACTCAGTTCCATATTTGCGTTCTAAGTATTCTATAGATAAGAGCATTTCATCAAACCCGCCATCATGCACATCGTTAAGGACAACTAGTCCTCGCCAATGCCTGTTAGAAAGATTGTCCATATAATCTTCGTCATGTAGATAATAGCTACCAGCAACAATAGCACAAATAGGCTTACCATCAGCTCGTTTTCCATATGCTATTTGCTTTCCTTGTTGATGTCCAGCCACGCACGACATATGTAGCTTACTAATAATTGCAGCAGGAGAAGCGGCAGGACGACCCATTGCACCCACAGGCCAATAATGAGAAAACCCAACACCAGCAATAAACACTGGCTTGAGAAAGTCATGTACTTCCCAATCTTTTGTATTGCAATGGTCATACGTCATCAGTCCTTCTAGCATCGGGTTGTTATTAATGGCTCGTACAATGCGGTTCTCATGGTTTCCCCTTAAGAACACCATACGAGGCTTATACACCTTGTGCTTGCTCTCTTTCTGTGTCTTCTGCATGGCCTTTAAAGGGGCTAGGAGGGCTTCCATGCCCACATTACCAGCCTCTATGTCTGCTAGGTAGCGTTTCCCTTCAAAATACTTGCTACCTGCCTTGTCATGGCTTGAGAGGCTTGGCATATCCCAATGGTCTCCAAGGTGTATAACAATGTCTGGTTTGTAGTCACAGATAGCCTTACCAGCCCATGTCAGGTGCTTGGTAGGCGTATCTGGCTTGCACTGGGTGTCAGGGATGCATAAAATTCTCATTCGTCATTCTCTCCCCATCCTGTAGCACGTCCTGCAATTTCCTCCTCGCTGTCGTAATATTCACCAAACCATCCCTCGCTCTCACGGAAGGGGGAATATTCAATTCGTACCTTCTCACGTACACCCATATAGCCTGTGCTCTCTAAGAAGAACAAGAAGTCTTGTAGGACAACAGGCCATGATGTTCCGTCACCATATTTAATAACAAAGGTGATGTCTTTGTCTTCAATGCTGTCTTCTTCTCGAAATGTAAACTTATTTGTCATTTGGTTTCCTTTATGGAACAACGTAAAGCTGTCCCGTTTATTACACTTTTCATCAGCTCTGCATTAGCAATGCTATATGCAGGTTCGTCATAGAAGCTATTGTAATATGCAGGGTCTTGTCCTACACGTACAGAGTTTCTTGCTATAACACCTTGTATGTCTTCTAAGGAAGCTCCCCAAGGTACTTTCTCATACGTCATGCTGCTTCCTTTGGTTTTTCATAAAACATATGACATTGCTGTAGGTTGTGGTTATAGGGAACCCCTACGAAATAGCTCTTCATCTCCTCTGTTGGCCTATAAGGGAGATACCTCTCGCACTGCTCTGCAATAGGGCAGTGTAAGCCATCACACAAAGTTATGTCATTCATTTTATTTTCTTCCCTGTGCTAAGATAGTACAAATAGCAACATCTCCTGTATTGGTTAGACCATCTATAGCACAAGCTACAACCATTGGGTCAGCACCGTTACTAACAGCTTTTTCCCATTTATCACGTTTACCATAGGCATTAATTGTAATGCAGATAGTCAGCGTCATAAAAAATACTAAAACCATGCCCCATATGCCTAGCCAAAACTTTGATTCATTCATGTTTTCTTCCTTTGTTCCTTTTCCTTAGCACTCTTGATGACATGGCAGGGCTTACATAGAACTTGCAGGTTTGGTTCCTCACAGAACAGCCTGTCAATGAATGTGTCCCACCCTTGCCATCCCTTCTTTGGGTCTACTGCTGGCTTCTTGTGGTCAACCTGCACCTCTTTAGCTACGAATTCCTGTTTACATTCGTTGCATTGAAAGTGTTTAGCAAGTTTCCCTGTCTTTACATTGGTCTTTCTCTCTGTAAAGGCAGCATCAAGCACAGCATATTTAGGAGGCCACCTCTGAGTTGCTGTTCGTAATGCCGACACAACAAAGCTCTTGAACCTAGCCTCCGTCCATTCCCCTCCGTTGTAGCTACGCATTCCAATACATTGTTTCAGGAGATGCTATTTCTTTTGCTTTTGCAGAAATCCATTCTTCAGTTTGCTCATGTGCGTCGAAACTTCCTATTTTAACCCACCGCCACAACACTTTCCTATATACCTCATAAAAAGAAAAATAATGAGGCACTTTAACAACTTTGTACTGTTTCATAAATATTCCTTTATAAAGGAGGTTGCCATAGCTGCCC